TCCAATGTCTTATGGTTTGATACTTATGAAGAGGCTAAAGTGGAATCTGCTAATTGGAGAACAGGCAAAGTTGTAGCTTCAGTTAAAGGAAAACTGTGGGGTGAAGAGAGTCATGACTAATGAAGAGCTAGAGAAACTAAAGCAAGAATACTTCGCTAAGGGGGGTACAGTGGAAATATGTGAGCCTACCGAATACAATCATATAGTTCAGGATACTAGCCGTCTCAAGCATTGGGGGGAAGATGGTCAAGACACTAAATCTAAAGACAAGAAGCGTAATGTTACAGATGCAGGACTAACCCTGTTTAAGAGTAATTCTAGTGGTATAAACAGATATGATGGGAATGAATATGACTCGTAAGGAAGAACTAAAGAAACAAGCTTATGCTGAGTACCTAAAAGTTAAACAACCAGCTTCGGATAAGTACGAGAAAGTTCAACAACAAGCTTATGCTGAGTACCTAAAAGCTAAACAACCAGCTTGGGATAAGTACCTAGAAGTTACACAACCAGCTTGGGGTAAGTACCTAAAAGAACTAGAGGAGATAGATAATAATTATGACTCCTAAGGAAATCAGAGTCATGTGTGAAAAACTAGCCTACAAGTATAAACACCCACATATGACAGAGGACTTAATCTCAGAGGGTCTTGTCGCTGTGTATGAGAGGCTTAGTGTAGAGCCTGAAGATTATCCAGCTAGTTTGTATCGTAGAGCTAACAAAGCCATGCACGACTACATAAACATCAAGTCTAAGGCTGTGAGCATCCCTACCAGTAGGACAGCTACAGAGATTGTCTTAGGGAACGACCATGATGGTCAGAACTACTCAGAACAAGGTAAGGAGGCATTAGAGAAAGCACTTATGTCTACTGTTGTAGGTTTCGATGAGGAGTTTATGACTAACACACCAGACCACTCAGAAGCATATGAGAATAGGGATTATATAGACAAGGCTATGCTTAACTTAACACCTAAAGAACGACGAGTAATAGAAATGAGGTACTTTGAGGATATGACACAAGAGGAAATATGTGAGGTGTACGGAGTGAAACGACAATCAATATCACTCTGGGAGAAGTCAGCATTAGAGAATATGTCAAAGTTGTAACAATTTGTTACTTGCGGCGGTATTTAATGGGGCTATATAGTATTATGCACCTCTTAGGGTATAACTTAAGTTATTCTTAAGATTATTAATACTATTAAGTAAATAAGAACTTAGGTAATAACTTAAGTAATAACATAAGTAAGGAGAATAGTATGTCAGATAAAGGTGGTTTACCTTGTCCTTATGTGTCGTGTGGCTCATCAAATGCCTTTAGCTTTAACACAGATGGTTATGGAAAGTGCCACTCCAGCGCTTGCGGGAGAAGTTACCCTTCTAGGGATGAGATGTTTAGTTGGGCGAAGGAAAAGTACCCCACTTCAAAAGGAAAGGATTACATGGACTACACACCTAAGGACATTAAGACAGTGCCAGAGAGTTACTTTACAGAGAGTTCTGAGGGTAAGTTTGTAGCTTGTCGTGGTGTAACAGCAGAGACGATGAAAGTATTTAATGTACTAACTTATGATAAACGAACATACCTCACCAAGAATGGTAAAGAGTTTACAGTAAATAATGCACATGAATATGTTTACCCTAGTGGTGGAGTTCAATCTCGTCTACTTGAGGAAAAGCAATTCTATACCTTTGGTAGCCCTAGTGATGAGTTGTTTGGTTTTAATCTTATTCCTGCTGGTGGTAAGTTTATTACTATCTGTGAGGGGCCTTTAGACGCGTTGTCTTCTTGGCAGATGTTGAAGAGCGGTTATGATACTAACGTGGTCAGTTTCCTAAATGGTAGCCCTAGTGGTAAATTGTTTCAGGAGAGTAAGGCTAAACTCGACAGTTTCGAGAAGATTATTTTATCGTTAGACAATGATAAGGATGAGAAGCTAAAGAAGAAAACAAATGATTTAGTACAGCGTATGTCAAGGATGTTCCCTAACAAAGTCTACGTTATGGATCATGGCAAGCACAAGGATGCTAATGATTTCCTACAAGCAGGGGATCAGGCAGCTTATAAGAAGGCTTGGTGGGCAGCACGTAAGGTTAAAATAGAAAACCTTAATGTATCCACTGAGGATTATCTGGACCTGTATGATGAGTCACCAGACTTTGAATACTTTGAGACTGGCATACCTGACTTGGATAGTAAGATTCTAGGTATCTGTAAGGGTTACTTTACTGTACTCTTAGCTCAAACAGGTGTGGGTAAGACAGAATTACTTCGGTATCTTGAGTATCAGTGCTTAACTAAGAGTGACTATAAGTTTGCCTTTATGCACTTAGAGGAGTCTAAGCTGAGGTCAGTTCTTGGGTTAGTATCATATGACCTGAAAGAAAACCTAATCTTACCTAAGTACATCGCTGAGAAGGGTATGGATAAAGAGGTAAGGGAATCCATAAGCAATCTAACAAAAGATGAAAGGATGATACAGTTTAACTACAGTCCTGATGATGGTTATGAAAGTCTGATCGACCAAGTAAAGTTCCTTAAAGCTGCTTTCGATGTTGACTATGTTTTCTTCGAGCCTATTCAAGACTTAGTTAATGGTTCCGATAAGGAAAGTAAGTTAGCCGATCTATCAACAAGACTTGGGACATTATGCTCTGAGATTGATGTAGGTATTGTAACTATCGCTCACCAGAATAAGGATGGTGACACTATGTACGCCTCTATGATCGGTAAGAAAGCTGCCTTTGAGATTCTACTAGATAGGGACCAAGAGTCTGACGATATTAACATAAGGAATACAACTAATGTCAGAGTTGGCCGTAAAAACAGAGTAGGTAATGGTAATGGGCCAGCAGGTCAACTTGAGTTCAATAGTGAGAGTTATACACTTGTACCTGTAGTGCATGACATGACATATGCAAGTAGGGACGACTCTGATGGAATACCATTTTAAGGGGGAAAGTAATGACTGAGAGAGTAGTAAGTCAAGATATACTAGACGGTATGTTTTATATACCACTTGAAGAAATATCCAAACCACGCCATCTAGCCACTGTTTATGTGAATAGGTGGTGGGTTGTTCACCCACAAAAGGGGGCAATGTTCTACAAAACAAAACACTCACCTCAATGCAATGATATAGAATGGGCCGCTAGGCGGTGGGCAGAAAAATTCCACGGCCACAAGTGCTTGCTAATAAGTGAAGCTTTTATTTAGAGATAGTGGATAAAAGAGAGGAGAAATAGTTGCCAGTATTTGATATAGAAACAGATGGCTTGAACGCTACTAAGATTCATGTACTCTCTTGGGAGGACGACCAAGGGAATGTGAGGCATACCCATGACTATGATGTTATGCGTACCTTCTTTGAGGAATCTGAAATACTCATAGGCCATAATATCGTTAGGTTTGATATTCCACAAGTAGAGAAGGTCTTAGGTATTAAGGTTGAAGCTAAGTTAGTTGACACCCTAGCTCTATCTTGGTACATCAATCATAGCCGTAGTAAGCATGGTCTTGAGGGTTACGGAGAGGACTATGGAGTACCTAAACCAGCCATTACTGATTGGGACAGCCTAACACCACAAGAGTATGCCCACAGGTGCGATGAGGACGTTAAGATTAACTCTAGGCTTTGGAAGGAGCTAGATTCTAAACTTAATAAGTTATACCCTAACGAGGCTGACAAGTGGCGTCTTATTGATTACCTCACATTCAAGATGGATTGTGCAGCAGAGCAAGAAGCCCTACAGTGGAAATTAGATGTAGGTAAAGCTAGGGGTCACTTAGAGGGGTGGGAGAAACTTAAGGAAGAGAAAGTTGAACAACTGGCAGAGGCTATGCCACCCCAAAAGCATTATTCTATGCGTAATAGACCTCAGGTGTGGCTTAAGAAGGATGGAACTCTAAGCAGTAAAGCTCAAGATTGGGTAGAACTATGTAGAGAGCATATGATGCCTGACACGACACAGACGTTAAGTGTATATACAGGTCAAGAGAGGGGTAATCCTAACAGTCCACAACAAGTAAAGGATTGGTTGTACTCTCTTGGTTGGGAGCCTCTTACGTGGAAGTACACAAGGAATAAGGTAACTGGTAATGAGAAAAAGGTTGAACAAGTACGAAAGGACGGGGAACTCTGTGAGTCAGTACGAAGACTATCCCCTAAAGATAAAGCTGTTGACATTCTTGATGGGCTTTCTGTTCTTTCTCATCGTATTGCTGTTCTTAAGGGAATGGTTAAACACGAGTCTGGTGGATACGTGCAAGCAACTATTGCAGGATTTACCAACACAATGCGATTCCGTCATGCAACACCTCTAGTTAATTTACCTTCTGTAGACAAACCTTATGGTAAGGAAATACGGGGTTGTCTTACTTGTCTTGAGGGTCAGATTCTTTGTGGTGCTGATATGGTTAGCTTAGAGGATACAACAAAGAGACACTATATGAAACCTCTTGATCCTGACTACGTAGCGGAGATGAGCAGGGAAGGGTTTGATCCTCACCTAGACTTAGCTAAACACAGGGGGGTTATTACGCAAGAATCTATTGAGGAGTTCACGGAGATTAAGAACAAGTTTGAGTCAGGTCAAGTTTTAACTCGGGCTGAGTCTAGTGTTTTTGCTATAGTGTCTTCCCTAAGAAAGGGTTACAAGGGGACAAACTATAGCGCCACTTACGATATTAAAGCTAAAGCACTCTCTAGGGAGTTGGGAATACCCCTTAAAGAGGCTCAAGAACTTCTTGATTCTTTCTGGGAACGAAATTGGGCAGTTAGGGAGGTTGCTAAGAGGGCAGTGACGAAAAATGTTTTAGGGTATAATTGGTTATACAACCCTGTATCTGGTTTCTGGTATCATTTAAGGCATGATAAAGATAGGTTCTCAACACTTAATCAGAGTACGGGTGTCTATTGTTTCGATAGTTGGGTAGCCTTGTGTCGTAAAGAGGGTATTAAAGTCATAGGTCAATTCCATGATGAGATTATCGCTTTAATTAATTCAGGAGAGGAAGAAGAGACAAAGAAACTTATGAAGGACTGCATCAGTAAACTAAACACTAAACTTAAACTTAATGTAGATTTAGATGTTAGCCCACAGTTTGGTAAGACATATGCAGACATACACTAAAATAAGGTAATTGCTTGCGAAAAGCCTAAATGGGGCTATATAGTATATTACCTAAGGTACAATGAAGTCAACTAGAAAATAAAGGAACTCGACATATGGGTAAGAAAGTTTATGTCAAATGTAAACTTATGTGGGCGAAGGTACGCCCAGAAGACCGCGATATGGGGCCTCAAGATGGCTCTGACCTAGCAAAGAATATCGAAGCCAAGCAAGGTATTTATGTCGCCAATCTAGTAATTGATGACGAAGCTAGAGAGAAGATGATTAAGGATGGTGTTCCCAACAAGGGTCTGCAAGCTCAACTCTTCAAATTAGATAGTGACGGTAATCAATACTACAAAGCTACTCGACCTCACTTCAACCCTAAGCTTGTAAATAGGGAAACAGGTGAGCAGGGTGTTTTAATGGGGCCACCTAAAGTCCTAAGATTGGAGGGTGAGGAATACGTTGATTGGGACTTAAATGGCGAAGATGGTCTCCTTGGTAATCTGACTGGTGCTACGGTGAAGTTAGATGTCTGGGATGGTAAGATTACTACAATGGAGAAGATTTTGGTCACTGACCATGTTCCCTATGAAGATTCTCAAGATGATGGTGGATTCTAATGTCAACAGTAGAAATTACATTTACAGAGGATGACGGTGATAGTGTAAAGTTGGTGCGACATGAAGTAGAGGACTTGTATGCCCTATCTCTATTCTTCGCTGATGCTGCTAGGGCCGCTGGTTACACTTACGTTGAATCAGTAGGCTTTGAAAAGGATGATGGTGAAATGGTCTTTGGGGGGTTGTAATGTCTAAGCATAAGGTTCTGGTCGATGGTGATATATTAGCTTATCGGTCAGCCTTTGCTACACAAGACTTGCAACCCAAAGATGCAGAAGAGA